GCCGATGGTCGGTGTTAGGCTGAAGGCACCGGAGGCCGCGGATGGCAGGCTTTCAACGAGCCAAAGGCGGCCGAATCGAGGTGCAGTTCGCGGCCCACTCGGCTGGGATCTGCCACTCGGACGGTGCATACAGCCGGGGCTCGATCACGTCACGGAGGACGCATCGCATGGCCAACTACGAAGCCACGCCCGCCGAACTCGCCCGCTACGGGGCGAGCCTTTCGATCTGGCAGCAGATTGCACTTCTGCAGGCATGGTCGCCGCTGCTCGCCTATGGCCAGCGATTCATGGCCGAGGCCGACCCGTACAGGCGGTCGATCATCGTGGCCGAGGCGTGCGAGTGGCTCGCCACAAAGACCAAGGCCGGGGTGGACGACCGGATTGTGGCTCGCGTGGCCGACGTGCTCAAGACGCCGCAAGGCGAAGCCTTGGTCCGCGAGCTCCTGACGCTTGCCGAGGGGATTCGATGACCGATGATCTGCTCCGCATCGCAGCGGTGGTGGCGGCGGTTGCTCTCGTCGCTGGCCCGTACGTCGGCCAAGCCGGCCCGTGGCTGCTTGAAGCCTGGAAGCGTGGCAAGCCCTACGCCGGCACCGCCGGCCGGGCAGCGGCCGCAGGGCTGATTCTGTGGGCCGCTTGGGGGCACCTGCCGGCCATGCCGGCCAGACCGACGCCACCGGCTCCGGTGGACGTGCCGGCCGTGGCTCAGCCGGTCGCCGACGCTCTGCGGTCGCTCCCGGCGTCCGACCGGGCACTGTGGCGTGACGTGTGGACCAAGGTCGGCATTGTCGTGGCGGCCGAGGCAACGGCCCGCGAGCCAGCGTTCCGCGACACCCGCGAGTTGCGTGGCTACACGGGGCTGGCCATCGACATCGCCTGGCGGCGGATCGGCGGCCACGCTGCCGGGAGTCAGGAATCGCTCAGGAAGGCCGTGGAGGCCGCCTACGCGGCCGCGGTCGGAGCGGACGACGTTCCGGCCACCGCCGACATCCGCGGCCGCTACGTCGAGTTTGCACGGGCCATGGCGTTGGCAGGAGGCTGAGCGATGCCCGACCGTGGCATGGGCTATGTGCCCGATCCCGAAGGTGCGGAGTCGTTCGTCGCCACGCTGCGGCACCCGACGCTGGCCCAGGCCGGGCCTGACCTGAAAGCGGCCGGCGAGGACGTGATGCTGTATCCGGCGTTGCTCGCCTGCTCGCCGAACTGGCGGCGTGGCTCGCAGGGCAACGTGGGTAGTTGCGTCGGTTGGGGCGCGTCGCTCGCCGTGGACGTGCTCGCCGCGACGGATATTCACTGGCGGAAAGAGCCCGAGACGTGGAAGGGCCGCACGATCGAGGCGAGCCTCTACGGGTTCTCTCGGGTGGAGGCCAGGGGCCAGCGGTCGAACACTGGCGGCGACGGGTCCACCGGGTTTCATGCTGCCAAGAGCGTCCGCGACTACGGCTGCCTGCACTACGGCGTGGACTACGCCGGGACGATCATCCGCGAAGAGGGCAAGCAGGCCCGTGATCGCGATTGGGGCCGCACTGGCGTGCCCGACGTGCTCGAGCCGTTCGCCAAGGAACGGCGGTGCTCGGAGACGACGCTGGCCACGAACTTCAACGAGGCCGCCGCAGCGATCAGCAACGGCTACCCGGTCGTCGTGTGCAGCGGGCAGGGCTTCAGCATGTCCCGCGACGCCGACGGATTCTGCAAGGCCGGCGGCGTGTGGTGGCACTGCATGTGCTTCATCGGAGCCCGGTTCGGCAAGCGGCCGGGCCTGCTCTGTGCCAACTCGTGGGGCGACTCAAACACCACCGGCAAGCACTACCCCGAGGACATGCCCGAGGCCGTCCGCAACTGCTCGTTTTGGGTGGACGCCGAGGTTGTGGACCGCATGCTGTCTGGCCGTGACTCCTACGTCTACGCCGGCTACAGCGGGTTCAAGCCGACCGCCCTGCCCGACAACTGGCTGCGAGGAATCCTGTGATGCGGTTTCTTATCGCCTTGCTCGTCGTGTTCGCCGGGTGCGTTGTCACGCTGCCATCGGACCACGGCGTCTCCGCTGACCTGGCCGCCGAGACGGCACGCATGGTGGTGCAGATGCGTCATGAGCCGGCCCCGACGCCAGCCCCGCCGAAGCCCGTGGTGCCAGCCGGCAAGTGCCCCAAGTGCCTCGGCACCGGAAAGCTCAGCACTGATGGAAGAATCGTGATTCCATGCTCCGCGTGTAATGGAACCGGAAAGGCATGCTCTGACGGGAGGTGCCAATGACCCGGGACGAACTTGACGCCTACGTGTGGTCGCAACTGAGCGTGCGAAAGCACGCCGCCGGCCGGCGCGTTGTCAGCCGCATCGTGGCGGACGCCGTGCGAGACTGGCCGTCGGCCGCCATGGCCAGGAGCGACCACGGCGAGGTCCAGGCGTTCGGCAGCATCTACGCCAAGAGCCTTGCCAGACGGCAGCAGCAGTACGGCATGGGCATCATCCTGACGCTCGTGCTGTCGGCCTTGATCAGCGAGGTCGTGAAGACGCTGATCCGCTGGTGGCTGGAAAGCCGCGACAACCGCGCAGCGATGCAAGCGATGCGGGAGACACCATGACCGAAGCAACGCGAGAAACCGTGTACGGCATCATCGAGCGGTGGGGATTTCCCACTTTGGTCGCCTTGGCCGCGGGCTGGGTGCTCAGGAACGACGTGTTGCTGCCATTGGTGGAGGAGCACAGGTCGTTCGTCAGGCAGTTGAGCGAGACGCAGCAAGGCATCGCCGAGGCCGTCCGCGAGCAGACGCGGCTGCTGTACGCACTCCAGCCACGGGAGACGAAGTAATGGGCATGAGCGGTAAATTGCTGAGGCCCAAGGCGAGCGGGTTCAACCCGAAGAGCATCGCTGGCCTGCAAGCATGGTGGGACTTCTCCGACGCCTCAACGCTCGGTCCTACGTCGTCTGGCGTCGGCACCGTTACCAATAACGGCCCGGTGAGGTTTGTCGCAGACAAGAGCACAAGCGGATTCAACCTGACGGCAACTCACTCCGATGCCACTTCGCCTTCGTTTGTTGCGTCAAGTCTGAACGGCAAATCCGCGCTGTCGTTTGACGGCGGCGACGTTATAAACGCATCGACCGGCGCGATCATGACAGGGCCATTCACGCTGTTCATTGTTTGTCGGGCGAACGCAACTGGCACGACGCGAGTATGCGGCGTCGGGTCTGCTCGTAGCCTTGGCCCGTTCGCCGCCAGCAATACGCAGTGGGGGTTTTTCAACGCTGGTGGCATTCAGTCCTTTGGTGCGACTGCAACATCCGCGAGCGTGCTTGCGGTGACTTGCACATCTGGACTAGCCGGCGTGTTTTGGGGTAATGGAACGCAATCAGCAACTGCAACGCTTGCGTCTATGACGCCGGGATCTTTTGGTATTGGAGGCGACGTTGCCTCCTCTGCTGGCACGCTCAACGGCGTTGCGTACGAATGCCTGTCGTACAGTTCGGCATTGTCGTCGTCGCAGGTGACGATTGTGTCACGCTGGCTTGGCGCCAAGTGGGGGATTACGGTCGCATGAACTGGCCCTGGCGTGTCGTCGTAATCGTTCCCGTGTCGTCACTGGCTGTGGCTGAGGTTGCTGCTCGCGCCATCAACTCCACCGGGCCAGAATACGCAGGGCAAGCGTTCTCGATGCAGTTGTCGGCGTCTGGTGACTCACCGGCTACACACGTCGGCCTGTACACGTCCGCCACAGATGAGATGCTGACGAAGATGAACGCCGCGCTGCCGTCGGTGCCGGGCGTGATGTTCTGGCGGCACGACACAAATGGCATCCTGGCGGCGTCTAATGTCACCGTCCCGTCTGGACAAACGTGGGGTTGGACGGACTCAATCGGTTCCGTAGGCCTGAAAAGAATCCTGCCGCCTCCCTACCCGGAGGCAACCGTCAATATCAACATCGTCCCCGCCGGGCCGAACAGCGTGCGGCTGCTCTGAGCAACCTCCGTGACGCCACTGTTAGGGTGTAGGCTGAAGCGAAGGGCCATGCACCGGGCCGCACCCGTGCCTCACAAGGAGCTATAGCCATGTCGGAAGTCCGCATCCGCCGCAAGTCGAAGACGTTCGCGTTCACGCTCTCAACCGCCACCTCGGTCGCCAACACGCTGCCCATGTTGGACATGGCCGGCGGGCACATCGAGGTAGGCACCATGGTGACCGCGGCCACTCAGATCAACATCTGGGCCAGCGACACGACCAACGGCCCGTTCTATCAGCTGTACGACAAGGACGGAGCGGTCGTGAAGATCACGCTGTCTTCGTCCACCACCGACGGCCGTGCCTATGCCCTGCCCGACGAGGTGTTCGCCACGCAGTACATCAAGCTGCTGTCGGCCACCACCAACAGCACGGGCACCATCGGGACCGCCGTCTTCAAGGGCTGACGTGCCAGACCGAATACCGACGTTCAAGCCGCCGTGGGTGAACAGGAAGCCCAAGCTAAGGGCTCCCGACATCGGCAGGCCGAACGCTCACCAGCGTGGCTACTGCTCGCAAGGGTGGAAGGCAGCACGGCGTGAGGTGCTGCTGAGGGATGGCTACCAGTGCCAGGTGTGTGGGTGCCTGGTGCATGGCAAGCGGGCGCATGTGGACCACATCGTGCCGAAGCGTCAGGGTGGAACCGATGAGGTGGCCAACCTCAGGGTGCTGTGCGTATCTTGCCATTCGAGGCATGAGGGGTGGAGCGTTGCCCGGCAGGCCAAGCGTGCAGCCCAATGACTTGACTTGGCTGGTAGCGTGGGCTGTATGTGCCTAAATAAATTCAGCGTTGTCTCGTGCCAGACGTGCGGATGCGCGATTGAGCAGAAGCAAGGCAAAGGGCGGGCAAAGCGATACTGCGACGCCTGCATGCTTCGGCGATACCAGGCTGGGCCATCGACAATGAATTGCAGCGTCTGCGGCGCAGCATGGGTCCGCCAAGGGGCTGGAAGGCCTGCTAAGCAATGCTCGCCGCAGTGCAAGCTGGTGTCACGCAACCACAGGCAGCAGAAACGAGTAGCCTGCGAAAAGTGCCACACTCCGTTTATCACGAAAACCGGGAAGGGAAGGTTGTGCCGGACGTGCCAATGGGTGAGGCCAAGCAATGGCACGGCTGCCGCCTGCGTTCAGTGCGGCACTTCCTTTTACAGAACACCGTCGTCCACTCAGCGTTATTGCAGTTGGAGATGCATGCACGACTCAAAAAGGTCGTGGCACGTCTGTAAGCATTGCCGGGTTAGCTTCTCAAGAAGAAAGTACAGGGCTGGTGATAAACGAGAGTATTGCTGTATTCAATGCTATTGGGACGCACATGGCATGGACGGCAGTAAGGCAGCCAAGGCCAGAATGTACGGCAACTGCCTTGGTAATACGCGCAGGCGGTGCAGAAGCTTTGGTGTTCCTTATGATCCAAAGGTAACGATAGAGCGAGTCGCTGAGAGAGATGGCTATAGATGCCAACTATGCGGCAGTCAGTGCAACCACAAGTGGTTGGTAGCAAAGCACAGTAGGAGGCCGCACCCACGTAACAGGACGGTGGATCACATTGTGCCGCTGGCTGCTGGCGTCTTTGGGCATGAGTGGCACAACGTGCAATGCGCGTGCTACTCATGCAACGTCAAGAAAAGCAATCGCCGCGGCTACCAAAGAAGGCTGTTTTAGGCCGTAAAAAGCGAAAAATATTTGAGCAAACGATATAAACCGACGTGCGTGCACCGCGAAAAAACGCCCGCAAAAGTCGCATAGGGGGTAGGTCATGGCCAGGAAGGGCAGGCCGCCGGTTCCAACGCAGTTGAAGATCCTGCGTGGCAACCCAGGAAAGCGACGCCTCAACGAACTTGAGCCGACGCCGCCGCAGACTGGGGTGGAGATGCCAGAGTACCTCGGCCCGGTCGCTCGTCAGCGTTGGGGCAGGGTGCTGCCGCTACTTCAATCCGTGCGAGTGATGACGCAGGCCGACATCGAGGCACTGGCGAGGTACTGCGACACATACGAATGGTGGCTTGCCACCCGTGCGAAACTCCAAAAAGAGGGCGACACGTACCCGATCCTGAACGACAAGGGCGACATCAAGTACATCGCCCAGCGTCCAGAGGTTGCGATAGCCCACAAGTTAGCGGCACAACTCCACGTCTTAGAGGCTGACTTTGGCCTCAATCCCTCGTCGAGAACGAAGCTTGCCACGCAAGTCGAAGTCAAAAAGGACGAGCTCGAAGAGTTCTTCGCCCACGGCTAAGCATCGTCCTGGCATCGACCAGGCGAAGGCCGACCGGGTGTACCGTTTCTTCGAGACGGTGCTGAAGCACAGCAAGGGCCAGACGGCCGGGCAACCGTTCCTGCTGCTGCCGTGGCAGCGATACGTGCTGGGCGAGATCTTCGGCCGGCTGAAGCCTGACGGCACTCGGTTACATCGCCAGGCGTACATCGAACTGCCAAAAAAGCAGGGGAAAAGTACGATGCTCGCCGGCATCGCCCTCTACATGCTGGTGGCCGACGGCGAAGCCGGGGCTGAGGTCTACGGTGCGGCATCGGACCGTGAGCAAGCCGGCATTATCTACCGTGAAGCCGCGTCGATGGTCCGCTCGTCGCCGGCGTTGTCAAAGGTGCTTGAGGTGCTCGACTCGCGGAAGACGATCGTGCATCGTGGGAGCAACTCGTTCTACCGAGTGCTGTCGGCGGATGCGTTCCGGGCTGAGGGGCTGAATATCTCCTGCCTGCTGTTCGACGAGTTGCACGCTCAACGGGGGGACCGCCGGCTGTGGGATGCCCTTCGGTACGGCGGTGCGGCTCGGCGTCAGCCGCTGGTGCTGTCGATCACGACGGCTGGCGAGGCGAACAAGACCCACTTGTGGTACGACCAGCACGACTACGCCGAGCGGTGCATCGCGGACCCGACGTTCGACCCGGCGTTCTTCGGCTGCATCTACGCCGCGGACCGGGAGGACGATTGGAAGTCGCCGAAGGTCTGGCACAAGGCGAACCCCTCGCTAGGCGAGACGATCAGCGAGGAGTCATTCGCCGCTGACTGCAAGGAAGCCGAGAACTCTGCCACCAAACTCAACGCCTTCCTGCGGTATCGGTTGAACATCCCGACGACCAGCGACATCCGCTGGATTCGTCCTGACCAGTGGGCGGCCTGTGGCGTGGAGCTGGAGCCGTTGGAGGGGCGGCCGTTCTGGGCGGGGCTGGACTTGGCGAGTACGTGGGACACGTCGGCATTCGTGGCTGTGTTTCCCGACGAGTCTGGCCGGTACGACGTGGTCCCGATGTTCTGGTGCCCCGAGGCCAACGCCGCGGAGCGGGAGCGGACTGACCGGGTGCCCTACACCCAGTGGGCGAGGGACGGATTCTTGCGGCTGACGGACGGCAAGAGCACGGATTACGCCACCATCAAGCGGGACATCATGGAGTTCTGCGGGCGGTTCCAGCCGAAGCAGATCGCCATCGACCGATGGAACGCGACGATGCTGGCACAGGAGCTCGTTGCCGAGGGCTTGCCGGTGCAGATGTTTGGGCAAGGGTTCGCGTCGATGAGTGCCCCGGCGAAGCGTCTGGAGGCACTCACGATCGACGGCAAACTGCGGCACGCTGGGCATCCGGTGCTAGGCTGGCAAGCAGGAAACGTAGCGGTACAGAGCGACCCGGCCGGCAACATCAAGCCATCCAAGGCGAAGTCCACGGAACGCATCGACGGCATGGTCGCTCTGGTAATGGCGATTGGCTCGCACATGGGCGAAAGCCTGACGCCGCAGGCGATGCCCGAACTTTCCTTCTGGTGAACACCGCATGGATGCGACGCTCCCCGAGATCCGCTGGCTAGAGACGCGGATGAGCCGCTGGGATGACCTGGTGGCGGCTGCTGCCGAGTCTGGCGTGCGGGTGACCCCCGAGACCGCCATGCGGACGGCGGCGTACATGGCCTGTGCCCGCGTGGTGGCCGAGACCGTCGCTTGCCTGCCGCTGCACGTCTACCGCAAGCGTGACGACTACACGTCGGAGCGGGCCAAGGATCTGGCGATCTACAACGTGCTCGCCAAGCGGCCGAACCGCTACCAGACCAGATACCAGTGGGTCGAGCAAATCTGCCTGCACATGGGGTTCTACGGCTCGTCCTACCAGTTCAAGTTCCGCGGCCCCGATGGGCAGGTGACCGAACTGCGGCCGCTGAACCCGGCCGGCATGAAGGTCGAGCCGGACGACGAGGGCACGAAGACGTACCTGTTCACGGACCCGAAGACGGGCCGGCAGACGATCTACCGCGACGACCAGATTTGCCACATCCCGTGGATCTCGTTTGACGGCATCCACGGCGAGGTGCCGATCGAGTTGGGCCGGGATGCGATCAGCCTGGCTCGCAGCCTGGAGGGCTATGCGGCCAACTTCTACAGGAACCAAGCTCAGCCGGGACTGATCCTCACGACCGACCAAGTGCTCAACGAGGAGCAGCGGCGTGGGCTCCGCGAGTCGTGGAACGCCCGGCACAAGGGGGCGAGGAACGCCGGCGAGACGGCGGTGCTAAGCAACGGACTGAAGGCCGACACGATCACGGCCACGAATCAAGAGAGCCAACTGGCTGAGCTCTGGATGCAATCGCTGCTTGCGATATGCCGCATCTGGCGGATGCCGCCGCACATGATTCAGGAGTTGGGCCGCGCGACGTGGGGCAACCTGCAGAGCGAGATGGTGTCGTTCGAGAAGTTCACGATTGCCCCGTGGCTGCGGCGGATCGAGGGTGCGATTGAGCGGGACGTGCTCCCCGAGGACGGCGAGTTGTACGCGGAGTTCCTCGTCGAAGGGCTGCTGCGGTCGGACATCACGACGCGGTACCAGGCGTACGAGATCGCCATTCGCAATCGGTGGCTGACGCCCGACGAGGTGCGGCAGAAGGAGAACCTTGGGCCGATGCCAGAAGGCGACGACTCGCCGGGCGAGGTTGAGGACACGCCGGGCGGCATGGTCGAGGACGTGGCCGAGGAGCAGGACGGAACCAGCGAAGACACGCCGGCACAAGATACCCCGAGCACGGAGGCGAGCGATGGCTGACGAGATGGACGTGGTGGCGGTGGCGACGGAGATCGAGCGGCGTGACTGGGAGTTCGCCGACGACGGCGGCGTGGCTGTCGAGACTCGGGCCGACGGCCGCACGGTCCTGTC